GCGGATCTCGTACACAAACTCAAGGGAAATGAATTTGAGTACGTTGAACATGTCATGATGCACGACGAAGACATTCTGAGACATCCTGCTGTGGCCGAGATTCTCAAGATTTATTAAACGAGGCGAGAACGGAGTGACGCAATGTTTTTATTTTTTGTTTTAATTTATCTGTTTCTCGATGTGTCTCTATTTTTTGCTCATAATACATATTGAGCCAACACACAAGGTCTTTGAATAAAGGTTTGGTGCGTATATACCATTCCGTAAGAGACAAAACGGTTGTATCACATGCATCGTACCCTTTTAGAATGGTGTCATTTTCACACTTTTCTAAAAGTGGTTTGAGCTCGTAAAGATCTGCTATGATCTCGTCTAGCTCCGACCTTTTTCGACTAAGGTCTTCAAGTTCCTCTTCGAGCATGTTATATAAATTGGAGAAATTAATCATGGGGTTACATAGACATCCCAGTTTCTCCACATTTCACCATAATCATTCCCACCTTTTATATCTCTATTGTCTGCACCTCGTGCATTATTGTATTTAACTTTTGCAACCCGTCCACATTCATAATCTACAAATTGCTCACCATTATCTACTATATGTCTTCCTATCATACACTTTGATGGAAACATACGCAAATAGTCTATACACGCAGTTGTATAAGCGATGGGGCCAGTGGGAGCCAAACAATCTACACCATAATGCGTGTGTTCGACATTCCACACGATCAAATCTATCATTTTTTTAGAAATTGTGTGTTTTGGAATAGAACCTACAAACCCAGTCCATATACACGGCTGTCTTTGTGGTGTATCTATACATACATAAAATTCCTTGTCGTATTCATTTAAGATATCAAGTGGTGTATAACATACCATTCTCGCATCCGCATACCACCCACCTTCATTATATAGTATAAGATGGCGCATCAAATCACATTTATATGAATATGGTTTTAGTTTTTCATATGCATTAAGTATTCTTTCATCAAAGTGTTTTTTGATATACTCGACACAGTCATTTCCCGAAAATAGATTGACTTTGTACCCCGGGTTCATTCTATAATATGTTTCAATTGCTTTCTTCATTCCATCTGGTAATTCGGGTATTTTACCGTCATCAACTAATATTACTTTATGAATCACCTTGGGTATCATGTTTAATTTAAAGATATCTTAATCTTTAATAATAATGAAATTATCTTACGCTATCACCGTGTGTAACGAATCAAAAGACTTATATTCTCTTATATCTTTCCTCACAAAGGTTATAGACGATAATGACGAAATAAATGTTTTGGTAGATACCAAGCATGTAACAAAAAATGTAAGGGCTGTCATTGATCATTTTAAAAGTCGATTAGTCGTACACGAAAGAGAATTTGATGGAAATTTTGCATCACATAGAAACTTCCACATAACTAAATGTAATGGCGACTATATTTTCATAGTAGACCCGGACGAAATGCCCAAAGAAAAATTGATAAAAAATCTAAAGAATATACTTGAAGAGACTGGCGCGGATTTGTTAATGGTCCCTAGGATAAATATATCACATGGATTCACGGAAGAATGGATAAAATATAGAAATTTTACACTTAACGAGCTCGATTGGATAAACTGGCCAGATTACATATGTAGAGTTTTCAAAAGGGATGAAAATATAAAATATGGAAACGAATTACATGAAAATATAATTGGTTTCAAAAAACAGGTTGCGTTGAAACCGGATCCATCCATAGCTATATGGCATATAAAAACAGTGGAAAAACAGGATAATCGTTGGGATGAAGACGGTAATTTTACAGTTTCTTCCGAGATTGGAGAAAACTTGTATGACTCTTTAATGTAAAGTCAACTTCTTCGTCACTCATACCTGGAAACAGGGGTAAACTCACACACTTTTTGCAAAACTCAATTGCATTTTTGCACAAAATGTGATATTTACTAAAGCACTTCAATTCTGGTAAGGGATGTGGATAGTGTATACCAGTTTGAATTCCGCGATCATTCATGAATTTTATGTATGCATCCCTATCTTCTTGTAGAGTATGAAACACATGATACACATCTTTACCTACACAGCTCCTATTTGGAAATTGTGAACCCGTTTGATATCTCCGTGCAATTGATATTCTTTGATCTGTCCACGCATCAATGTGCTTCAGTTTTTCGGTGAGAAATAACCCCTGTAGTCCATCCATACGCGAATTTACACCATCCGTAGTGTGTTCATATCTATTATATAGGGGTGAACCAAGACTCGCATATTGTTTCATTTTAATAGATAGTTTCTCGTCGTTAGTTATACACGCACCACCGTCTCCAAGTGCACCCATATTTTTACCGGGATAAAACGAAAAGCACCCTATGACTCCCACATTTCCCACGTGTTTACCCTCAATCCGCGCACCATGCGCTTGTGCGCAGTCTTCTATGACTGGTACACCCAATTCTAATAATTCTTTCATATCTACACATTGCCCATAAAGGTGAACTGGGATAACACAATCTACGTCTTTTACTTTATCGGTCAGCATGAGGCCAGTCTCCGAATCCACGTCTATAAACACTGGAATATGACCAGCGTTTACAACCGCCATTGCTGTAGCCGCATATGATACAGCTGGTACAGCTATGCGAGAACCAGGTGTAAGTTCAAGCGATTTTATGGCTATATACAAAGCATCGGTACCACTGTTACATGTGACACAATGATTAGAACCCGTGTATATTCTAAAATCTTCTGCGAATTGTTTATCGCCGACAAAGGCAGATGTTTGTAACACCTGATCGAGTGCGGTATGAAACGAATTCTTCAGTGGTTCGTGAATCCTAGATAAGTCGTTATAAGGGATATTCATTATTAAAGATTACGTGTTATTCTTTAATAATGAATGTCATAATTGGGTTGGGTTATTTTGGTAACATCCTTAAATCTAAACTCGAGAAATTGGGATACGATGTAGTAACAATAGACCCATACAATAAAGAGGCATATCTTAAAAATATTTCGAGTATGACACCATTTGAAGACGATAGATATTTTGTAACCACACCTGCGAGTACACATCATTCGATTTTAATTGATTTATTTTCAAGGGGTGTTAAGAATATATGGGTTGAAAAGCCTATATGTCCTTCTCTCGAAGATACACTCGATATATTTTCAAAAAAACCAGATGATACGTTTTTGTATTGTGATTTCACGTGGTTACAACACAACTCCATAAAATGTCTCGGTAATTGTGAAAATGTGAAACACATAGAAATGAAATGGTTGAACAATGGAACCATGATACCAAAAGATGTAAACATAGTGGAAGACCTCGCAATTCACCCCATATCGATACTTATGTTTTTACTGATAAAATCAAAGAAGAGTATACGTAAAATGCATGTACCATACGCAAATGAAAAATCCGTATTAATAAACGGTGCATGTGATGATATTACGTTTAACATAGAAGTTAGTAATACTTCTATGAAAAAGGGTCGCAATATAAGTCTATACTGTAAAGACAATGTATATAGATGGTCGTCGGAAAAGGAATTTTTCATAGAAAATATAGGTGACGTCGACAAGACGGATGCGATTGAAATGAACATAAAACATTTCATGAACAAAAATTCAATTGGATATCCATTAGACATCGCCAGAACTCTTGAAACCGTCAATAAAGCTTTTAGAGCGTTTGATTAATTCTATTTTTTCGTTTTCGGGAAGAGATGATCTTTCTATACCAATCTCATTCACCTTGATTGGTCTAGTGGGAACCCCACCCCACACAATACCATCGGGTGATTCACCTTTGAAGAAACTACCAGCACCTATTACACAATATTTACCTATTGTCGATTTTTGGTGTATAGATGCATTCATACCTATATGCGAATGGTCATCTATCTTTACATAGCCAGCTACACTACACCCCGGGTTCATCTGAACCCCATTCCCTATGTAGCAATCATGTCCAATAAAACAGCGGTTCATGATATAACAATCGTCACCTATATATGTGACTTTACCGGTTGGTTTATTTATGACTGTATACTCACGTATAACTGTATTATCTCCTATATGTACTCGTCCATATCCACTTGATCGTACACCTTTCCAGTCTGGTTCTGTAACTATCATTTAATAAACAAAATGTCATTTCTTTAATGTATTAAAGATAACTATAGTAAAATTAAAAATGCGCATAGAGGTATCAAAGGGAGAACTCATAGATAAAATCACGATTTTAGAGATTAAGAGTGAACGTGTAAAAGACGAGCTTAAATTGAAAAATATCAGGCATGAACTTGAGGTACTTGTCAAGTACGAATTCGATACACCACACAAAAATGATTTAAAAGTCGTGAATAATAAACTGTGGGATCTAGAAGATGGTATTCGGAAGCATGAAAAAGAAAATGATTTCGGTGAAGAATTTATAGAAAAAGCTAGAAATATCTATAAATGCAACGACGAAAGATGCAGAATTAAAAAGGTAATAAACATAGAACATGGTTCAGACATAGTAGAGGAAAAGAGTTATTAGACATACGTCCATAAATCATCACCGAACACGGTCTTCACCATTCTATGGGTATAATTACCCTTTACATTCAAATGTAAAAAATTTTTAGATGGATTTCCAATTTCCATCATATTTATCATCCACGCATAACAACTATCCATACAATGAACTTCAGATGCGTTTTCTATGACTGTCAAATAATCAAATATATTTGAATTACTATCCAACCTGTCCCGCGTAACCCTGTATGTATTCGTATGGGATGTATCTATTTTCATACCCCTACTTACATCATCATGTATAAATACGTAATCACCGTGTTCATATTTGATTTCTGAGTCACGGTCGCGCACAACCTTAAATTTTGAATACATATATTTAGGTGGTATACCAGCTTGAATGTATATACTATGAGCCCAATTGACCATCTCACTCAATGGACCACTCGTAGCAAAATCCCAATGTTGATTTGGTAATTTATATGTAGCGAGTGGTAATATCTGACCCTCAACTTGAGACCACATTTCCTGTGCATCTGTGCTATTTAGAAGTTTAATCTTGATATTAGTCAAATCCCTATACATAAATCTCACAGAGTCTTCGTGTTGTTTTTGTATGAAAATACAAACGTCATCCTTTTCGGCAAAATGTCTGACCATGCCATTGAGCATTATAGCATCACCTAGACCAAGATGATGTAAAATAGTCAACATATATTTCAACACATTTAAAAACTTTAAGTTGTGTAGATGTAGTTTGAATTATCGGGGGTTGTGTAATTGGTATAACCAAAACTTTGTAGTATTTTAGGTACCTCACTTGTTTCATAATTACTTATCTCTATGATAATAGCGGGTTTATGAGTCTTTATAGTATTTATTGCACCGCGCAGTACATACGGTTCGTGATTTTCAACATCCATTTTTATAACAGATGGTACACCATTATAAACCTCATCCAGCGTCTTACATTCGACTGGAACGGGTGTACTCGAATGTGCGGCGGTCTCATTTAAATGCATAGAAGACCCCCCGTAGTTTTTTAGGCCATGGGGCATTCGTCTCGGTAAATACATGTTTCTCATTTGCGCCTCGTCAGATAGAGCATATGGATACACCTTTACAGGATTTTTTAAAGAATTTGATTTCACGTTTTGTGTTACTACGGCATGGTATAACGGTTCAAAGGAATGAACCGGTCCAATTTCAGAAAAAAGGAGTGTGTGAGTACCTATATTAGCACCTATATCCAAAATATCAGTACCCTCCTTATAGTATTTTTTTACTTCACCCGAAATCCATTCTTCCCATAATTTACCAGTGGTTCTTATTTGTGCTCCCACAAACTCATCATCGTCTATCACATAAACGCTATATTTGTCCGTTTTACATTTAGTCAATGACACCTCCATTTATATAATTATATTGGTTAGTCTTTAATCGCATTGTGGATCAAACTCGAAGAGCTGACGCGGCCATATTCGCAGTTCTCTCCGCCGCAGCCTCCACTGCATACGAATTCTCCACCACCTTTTTACCCTTGAACATCATAAACAGACATATGAACAGCATCAGCATGTTGAGAGCAGCGGAAAATCCAGCATATCCCATCTTACCCTTCTTGTCAGCTGGATCACATTCATTTATCACGTGTATCAACATGAAAGCACCAACCGCACCCATCAAAGAGAACAGCACGTAGAAAGCAGAAAGTTCAGCGGTAAACAATTGAATTGTCAATAGAGTCGTAACAACACCCAACGCCATAGCGAGTGTGTGACTGAAATATCCCTTTATGTTCTGCAATTTCTCGGAACTATCGGTTTGTCCACATTTATTCAACACATTTACACCAAGAGCCGAGACCGAGATGTAAAACACAAGCAGAAGTATGATAGAAATAATCGTTCCGGGTTTCATTTTAAGATCGAATTTCTGTTTTTGTAACTGCTTCGCAGTGGACACAACTGGCGCGGCGCCTTGAAATTTTTGATAACCTCGTCCCATGGAATCAACCGTGGCGTGCCCCATGCTGGATATACCTCTACCAACCGCGGCGCCACCTTTCTCGAGACCACCACCGGCTTTCGCTGAAGCGGATCGCAGGGTCTTAAACATTTTATATTATATTTGGAGAAAATTAATATCAGTACATAACAAATGGAGACTAGGCAGAAACTTATACTGACCATTCTGTTAGTGTGTTGTCTTGGATCTATAGGCACTGTGATAATAGTCACAACTGGTTTAGCCGAAGCTAAGCGTTCTGGTGCAATCGAAGGCACGGAAGAGTTTTATGCAAAAAAGTTTGATCTTGGCGAATTGAAAAAAATTCTCATTGATGCCGTCGCCGCAGACACAGTCGTGACACCGCCAGAAAAAACTGCGGGTGATTTTTTAGATATAGATGAGTATATAGAATATAAAATACAGCGGTCATCTGGCAAAAAGGCGAGAGAAGAGATAGTCGCTCGGTCTCAGCCTCACATAGACAAGTTAAAACGATGGTGTGCAAAAAACTACGACGCACTCGAGAGATTTAAAAAATCGGAAACGATAGTAGTTCAATATTTGGATGGTACACAGCGAAATCCATTGCAATTTTATGCGAGATACATGGATAATGTATCTGATGAGGGCAAACAGCTACTTAAAAAAGTGTGCAAGAAGTAGATGCATGTAGTACAATCGATATACATCATATTAATGCTCCTGTCTTATGTGTTTCAGAAGACAGGAAGATTAACGTTCGAAGAAAAGTGTAAACTATTAGAATTCACAGGTATGATAGTCAGGGAAACTTCTTTTCCTCCTCCCGCTCTTTATAAATCCGGTACAGGGTGTATAAACCTATCGACGCACCAAGAAGAGAATACATCGAATAATAGTTTGAACCCTTCCTGTATTGATACAATGACCACAAAAGACCAGCTAAAACTCCTACTGTGATGTATTGTGGGTCAAGGTCAGATAAATCCTTTCTCTTATAGGCTTCGTTTATTTCGTACATAATCTGATACATCCCCAGAGACATAGCAGCTACGAACAGGCAATTGTCTGTATCCATTACAATTATTAAAGAAATTAATTCTATATTAAGTATATAATGAGCACCCCAGAAAACGTCCTCGCTGGATATGATGACACATCGAAACAGGGTCAACTCGTGATTCAACGCGTGAAGACCCTCGCCAACCGATACAAGAGAACTGGTATCAACAAAGAAAACATCTGTGGTATCGTGTCTACACTCATGATGGAAGTCAACAATATTAAGACACTCAGTGGACCAGACAAAAAGGAACTCGTGATTGACCTTATTTATTCCATCATAGAAGAAATCGATGAAGGTGAAGAAGATTCTGAAATCGAGATCGTTCTCAAGAAGATGGTTCCGCCAATGATCGATAGCTTCTCGGTGATGCTAAAGGTAACTAAAGGTTGTGGTTGTTTTGGTAAATAGATGAAGTTTCCGTCTTTAGAAACTATGGTAATGTACGGTATATATACAATACGGGATCTTGTTCTGTATTCAGAAAATAAGCTTGTACAAAGGAACATACGAGTACTTAATGAGTGTGACACATGTTCGTTTGTATTCGAAGGTCATGTATGTGACAATTGTAACTGTATTAAAAAAGAAAGTCGAATGATACTCAGATAAAAATGCCGAGATATCCGACTGTCACGACGTACACGACGCGCCATTTTCGTGCATTTCGAAAGTGATTGCATATGTTGCGCCGAGCGAAAAATGATAAAAGCGCTCAAACACGAATGTTTGAAACAGGGAAACCGAATACATAAATTTACTGCATGGGTAAGACGAAAGTTTGGAACGCTCGTCATTCAGAGAGACACGAGTTACGGGGATGGAACTTCTATGCCGTGTGTTTTGTGTAGAAAGGTGATAGAAAAACACGGGTTGCGTTGGAGAGCCTATGATGGGGATAGATGGATAGATAGTTTACATTCTAGTCACATACCCAACTCAAAACCAACGAATAAACAGCGCCGTCTTTTACGATTTGGGCTTAATGATGAGTCCGAGTGCTGACTCAAGATTGTTCTCATTTCTCTTTAGAGGCTTTTCTCGTTTGAGTTTCAAAGTCTCATTTTTACCGGTAGAACTGTTTATTTCATCCATCTTTTTCGTGTTTGAAATAATCGGTATAACTCGGTCTTCCAGGGGTTTGGAGTTTATCTCCTTAGGTTTCTCTTTGTCTACGATGCTATTGCTTCTAAATTCTTCTATGGTAAGGTTGCCACCAAACACATCTAATTGTTCTCTCAATGGCGCGATTGTGATAGATCCAAGTTTGTTGTACAATTTTTTGCGCATGATGATTATGTTACTACATATGATACCACCTCTCGTAATACCATACTTGTCTATGGCATACCGTTTCATGCAACTCCACGAACAAAATCCACCGCATGTATGAAATTTATTCCTTAGTTCGTCATATTTATATGGCAATTTAAGTATCTCACCTTCAAATGGATGACAGCACCACCAACACCACATAGTTTAGGACTATGTGATTATCTTTAAGTGTTATTTTTTTCTCAGTAAACCACAAACATGGGAGGTGGTGGAAGTTCCACTATAAACCAGGAGATGAATATGTCCATGGTGAATGACATATTGTATGAATCTGTGACAAATAACGAAAGCTATACCCAAAATGAAATGAGAAATGAACAGGTCCTAAATCTTAAAATAGGAAGAAACGTTGGGTGTAACATAGAGACGGACCAGACCATTAATTCAACTTTCATGGCAACGACAGAACAGATATCAAATAGTTTTCAGAACGTGGCGAATGATCTCGTGAGTAGCCTACAGGCGGGTGCCAGTTCGGCATTGGACAAACAAACACAAGCGGGTAATCTTCAATTCGGTGATAAACAAAATGTAAATCAAAATATTAATACTGAAATTGAAAATATAGTTAAGACCCAACTGGAAACGAATAACCTCACCGAGACCATTAACAAAGCCGTAAACGTTCAAGAAGGAGACATCGAGATAGGTGAAACCATATGTTTGGATGGTGAGCAATTGTCGTTCAGACAAAATATATCCGCTGATCTCGCGGCGCAAGCGGTGACAAAGAACATTCTTACGGCTGTGACGAAGAATTCAGTCGTCCAAGATACCATAGCCCAAATTGACGCAGAAGCGAAATCTAAGGCTGGGGGTGCCGCCGAAGTCGTTGACTCGGTCGGTAATGCGGCTTCGAACGTGATTGGTGCGGTGACCGGACCAATGAAATACGGAATAATGGCCGTCGCTGGAATATGTTGTCTATTGGTAGTCGCCATGATAGTCATGGGTCTGTCTCCAGCGGGTCAATCTAAAATGAAAAACATGAATATGAGAGGTATGAAGATGCCCGGTAGATTGCCTGGTATGAAGCGCTAAATTACATTTTTGTTCTCTGTGGTGTACTGTGACCACTAAAAACAAAAATACATTTACAAAGATTCGAGGTGTTTGATGAGGGCATCGCGTTTGTTCGCCTCCGCAAGTGGGATAATTCTGGCGAGCTTCTCTTCGTCATCGGTGAGTTCTTTAGCCATACCATACACTATGTATGGGTTAATGAACTTCTTTGGGTCGGCATCTCTCACATAGGCAACCGCCTTGGAATCACCCTTAAGGTTTTCTCGCATCCTGATGGATGCAAGCCACACGGCCAATGCGAGGATGGATACAATCAAAAGGACTGTGTTTATGTTCGCGTTCTTCATTATAATACATAAAGAAATAATTTTTCTTTAAATCAATGATAGTGAGCATAGACGTAGGCATACGTAACTTAGCAATATGTCGTTTTGATGATTCATGTAATTTGGTGATGAACTGGGATGTATCGGGTGTTCCACCTGAGTCAAAAGATGGATTATTCGTATCTATGCGAAACCATCTCGACGAAAAACCTTGGGTATTGGACACGGATACGATTCTCATAGAAAAACAGCCAGACCGCAATAAGAAGATGAAAATGGTAGAAAATTTCTTACACGCGTACTTTGTAATAAAAGCACCTAAGTCCGAAACTATTATTTATGACGCAAAGTTTAAAATACCGGATGTGTGTGGGCCAGGTAAAGCACAGTATCTTAAACGTAAAAAGGTATCTATTGAACGTTGTGAAGCGTTTTTGAATGATAATCCTATAAATGAACACTGGTTACCTATATTTAAAGAATCAAAGAAAAAAGATGATCTCGCGGACACGGTAATGCAAGCCATCAGTTTCACGAAGCGCACGGAACCACTCAAGAAGACCGTAAAGAAAAAGGTCATTCCAAGAAGACCAAATCAAAATCAAAAGGAAACGAGATACTCAAAATCAAATTTAGCTTGGATATACCTTAATAAATTGGATTGCGAATGCCTCGAAAAGAATAAGCGGTTCATGAAGGACCTCAGAAGATACTATAAGGGGATAGATGATATGAAGAATGACCTAGATGAAAAATATCTTAAATAAAGTATGCTTAGATATGCGGCAACATTCAAAGAGCTTCCACGAGTGATGGAACTTGTACACAGAAGAGGTGAGAAGGTAATAGTCGATTACGCAAAAGAAAATTGTAAATTATCGGAAGCTTATGAAATAGCAGAGACGACGAAGAGACTGATCACATCGGTTCCAATAGGTTCAATGTGTGCCATAAAACTTACAAGCTTTGGTTCGAGGGAAAATGAATCGGAAGCCAGAGATTACGCACATTCTATCATAAAACACGCCAAATCCAGGGGTGTAAAGATATGTATAGATGCCGAAGATGTCTTGTATCCAGAGATATGTTATACCATGATGGCCGAACATAACACGAAATACGAAGTTAACGTATATAAAACATATCAAATGTATCGCAAATTTGGAGTTGCGGAATTATCGAAAGATATAGAAAATGCGCATTTGGATGGATTTAAATTAGGTTTAAAACTCGTGAGAGGTGCGTATCTAAAAAGACAACCCGGTTTACTTGATAAGAAATCGAGTGTAGATAGACAATACTCACAAGGTATGACATATTCACTCACGTGCCCAAACGCCCACACAATGTTAGCGACGCACAACGAAAAATCTCTCATATACGCAAAAAGATTTGACAGGGAACAATACGTGACAGCACAACTTTTAGGATTGGGCAAAAATATAGGTATCGATTACAGGTACATACCAGTTGGTACTCTAATGGAACTTACCCCTTATCTATTGAGACGCCTCAAAGAGAGAATGTCATGGGATTAAATACCTAAGTTAGATAATCCATGTTATATATTACACATAATCATGGAGCAAATCAATAATTTACTGGTCAAAAACTTAGAGTGTGTATTCCCATGGGATAATTTTTCAAATGACTCTAATACCCAATGCGATGAACGAAACTATATTAAACTTATTTCAGGCGTCATTCAAAAAATGGGTGGTAAGATCGGTTCTTTCGCACCATCTCAACAACCCAAAGATATTCGGAATGTCATATTTGCGAGCGCACCACATCCATTTACGTATGAATGTAAAAAAAGTAAAGGTACTTTCATATTAAACGACACGGTACCTGATACTGATGATAATTACTATTATATTTTCATCAATACAAAAAATAAAAAGATTTCTATTAAACACTGCAGTGACCTGATTAGTAGAAAAAATGTATCAAGTGATTGTATCGCCAAAGATAAATTAAAAACACTATATGAAGATACAATGAAACAGATAGAAAACGCGGTCATAGATGGTCATATTTCATACCATGAATATGGACAGTTATTCAAACGAACTGTGACATTTCCAAATGGTATGAAATCAAGACCAAGACCGAACTGGTCAATTAAAATGTGAGGCGTCTTGCGATGTCTTCTACTAATTTTGGAGGAATTGAATTTCCAATTTGAACGATCTGTTCTTTGTGGCTTCCAGCCATTTTATAGTCCGGTGGGAACCCTTGTATTTGTTGTAATTCATTTATAGTATATGGTCTCAGATAAAATTCATCACCCTTCTTTAGAGCAACATATAATCTAGGTTGATGATCATAGGTACATATGATAGTTTTGCTTGGCTTGGTGATATCTACAATTTCACAGTGAATCGGTGATATCCTCTTACCAAACGAAAACTGATATTCACTCACACGTTTGTCTTTCCAAAAAACACCGCGAGATTTTTCATGTAAAATGAGATATGGGTGCACTTTACCACTCGGTTCGCCTTCGCCACGTAATATACTTTCTTCGGCAACACCCGCCTCTTCAATAAGCTCTTTTGGAACTTTCAATGCCCCTTCCATATCAAATTTGAGAATGTTTCTTAGATTGGAGTAATGGTCAGAAGGTTCTGGGAACTCAAATGTAAAATCTGAATCCCTTGATCCCACAATAAAAAGGCGTTCCCTCTTTTGTGGAACCCCGTGTTCATGTGCCTTCAAAACTTTATAATGGCACGTGTAACCCACATCATTAAACGCCTTAACGATAACATCTATGAAATTTTCTCCATTCGCGGTCTTTCTTGTCAATAACCCTTTCACGTTTTCACCAATAATATACTTTGGTTTTATGATACGAGTGGCTCTCACGAATTGGAGATACAATTGACCCCTGGTATCATTTGGATCTTTCTTGCCGGCATTTGAAAAACTTTGACAGGGAAACCCACCAAATATAATATCAATTTTACCAGCTAAATTTTGAAAATCTTCATCTGAAATCTTATTTATATCACCACCAACCAACTTCGAATGTTCAAAATTTAGTTCGTGTGTTTCTTGAAACCTGGTCTTTATTTCAGAATATGCTATGACATCTATACCAGCATTTGTCATACCAAGCGTGTCACCGCCACATCCCGAAAATAGTGAAAGTGCGGTAGGTTTAGACATATACATTTCATGTACCATATTTTTTAAACTGATTTAAGAAAATGAGGGGAAATAAAATTATAAAATGCAAAAAGATGTCTTGGATCACGGATTTGTTAGGCTCGTTGACCACATGCCTTCAAAAGACTTGGATGCGGCCATCGTACAATCCGCCCGAGTCTCGTATGGAGATGGGACTAAATCCTCAAGAGGAGACCGGGGACTTATTCGATATCTCCTTAGACACTGGCACACCACGCC